TCAGTTTCCATATAGACAAAGTGCTTTAGGTTATGGTAAATTTTTGATTTATTTGACATATCAAACTGATGGTATTGCAAATACTTCACCTGCAATAGGTAGTTTTACCAGCTTGTTTGTGAATGACCAATTGGAATCGAATAACACCATATTAATTAATGATTTTATTACTCTGAATAATTCAATAGACATGACTGGCAATTCAACTCTGTCCGGTGCGGCCGTAAACGTAATTATTTCTCATATTGACACCGCAAGTAATTTGATTACTACTAGAAAGAATCACGATGTTCAATTTTTTAGAAATAGTGCTCAAGTGTTGAATGATTTTTCAGAGGTAGCTGAATTCTCGAATATGGGTCAGCTTGATACTAACCTAGTGGACGAATATATTGGTTCCGACAAATTACTTACCAGACTTAACTCATAAATAGAATATGGCAACCGTAACCACAGATATTGTTAGAGATTTTAAAGACTTGGATCTGAATTTTACCATTCATCCAGTTCGAAAAGACATTAATAGAACCATCGGACCGATGGCTGTTGTCAATTCGATTAAAAATCTTATACTTACAAATTACTATGAAAGACCATTTCAACCAGATATTGGTTCAAATGTTCGTAGATTGTTGTTTGAAAATCTTGATAATATTACGGCAACTACTTTAAAAAATGAGATAGAGCGGACTATTGCAAACTATGAACCTAGAGCTACTGTTAAAGCTATAAATGTGACCGCAGATTTTGACAATAATGGATTCAAAGTTTACTTGGAATTTTTCATTGTAAATCAAACAAATCCTATTGTAATTAATTTCCTCCTTGAACGGATCCGATAAATGGCCAACGCACGTTTACAAATTACAGACCTTGATTTTGATACAATCAAGAATAATTTAAAATCTTACCTACAACAACAATCTGAATTTACAGATTACGATTTTGAAGGTTCTAGTTTGAGTGTTCTTTTGGACATTCTGGCTTACAACACCCATTACAATGCTTATTATTTAAACATGGTTGCCAATGAGGCATTCATGGATACTGCACTATTGCGTGATTCTGTTGTTTCACACGCTAAAACACTGAATTATGTTCCGTTCTCTTACTCTGCACCCAAAGCAATTATAAATTTAACAGTAACATCTTTAAATAACACACCAGGTACATTAACACTACCCAAAGGTTTTTCTTTTAGTTCGAATTTAATTGACAACATTTCTTATAATTTTGTTACACTTGAAGATACAACAGTAACAAAATCTAACACCGCTTTCTTTTTTGAAAATTTAGAAATATATGAAGGTAGGTTGGTGGACTACGTTTTTTCATTTAATAAAAATTCTAATCCAAAATCTATCTTTGTTTTACCAGATTCAAACATTGACACGAATACATTGTTTGTAAGTGTAACTGATGTGAGTGGTAATTCAGCAACTCAAGTTTACAATCAAGTTACCGAAATTTTAGACGTTGATTCAACATCATTAGTTTATTTTTTACAAGAATCTAAAAACGGCGATTACGAAATTTATTTTGGTGACAATATAGTTGGTAAAGCTCTTACCGATGGTTCTACTGTTACTGTTAGTTATCTAATAACTTCTGGTATACCTGCAAACTCTGTTGATGGGTTTATTGCTGATTCTTCTGTTGGTGGATTTACAAATGTAACAATTGATACTGTGGCTGCTGCTAGTGGTGGTGCAATTCGTGAATCGGTAGATTCAATCAAATATTCTGCAGCTGCACAATACACTAATCAAAATAGATTGGTAACAGTTAAAGATTATGAAACATATATTCAATCAAAATATCCAAGCATAGATTCATTATCTGTCTTTGGTGGAGAAGATGAAACGCCACCAATATATGGTAAAGTATTTATTGCATTAAAACCAAAAGCAAATTATTTTATTTCTGAATTAGAAAAAGCTCGTATCATTTCTGAAATTATTGACCCAAAATCTATTGTAACTGTTCAAGCTGAAATTCGTGATGCAGAATTTTTGTTTTTGTCTGTTGAATCTGCGGTTCAATATGATCCAAGAAAAACAGTTTTATCTGAAGATGCAATTAAAACAAATATTAGAAATGCCATCATATCTTACCGTGATACATTTTTAAATAAATTTGGTGCAAGTTTTGTTTTATCAAAACTTCAAGATAGCATTGACGGAACAGATATTAATGCTATTATTGGTTCTGAAACAACTGTTCGTGTTCAACGCAGATTTGAACCATTATTAAATCAGTCAGCAAGTTACAATATTAATTTCAATGTGCCTTTGCATCGTGGTACAATTACAAATAAATTAACATCAACTGAGTTTGATGTGATTGATAACACAGGCACATTAAGAACGGCACAATTTGATGAGTCACCACAATCATTCACAGGTGTTTCTGAAATACAGGTTATTGATCCTGGTTCCGGGTACATAACTTCTCCAACAGTTACAATTAGTGGTGATGGTAATGGTGCGACCGCAGAAGCCACCATTGTAAATGGTCGTATTCAAAAAATTACAATTACAAATCGTGGTTCCGAATACACTAGAGCAACTGTAAATATTTCTGGTGGTAGTGGTTTTGGTGCTTCTGCTCTTGCTGTTGTAGATGCTAAAATTGGTACATTAAGAACCATTTATTACGATTCATTGGCTCAAAGACAAATTATTAATTCTAATGCTGGTACAATTTTTTATGATACTGGTATTGTTATTATTAACGACATAAGATTTTTAGCTGTTAGTTCAAACGATAATTTAATTCGTATGACAATTGAAGCTGAAAAAGGTATTATTCAATCGAAAAGAAATACTATTATTACAATAGATGAAACAGACCCAACATCAATTGTTACCGCACTATCAAAAAACAATAAACAATAATGTCTGAACAAAAAACATCATTACTGATTAACCGTCAGGTACCGGAGTTTGTTCGGGACGAATACCCTACGTTTATTCATTTTTTAGAAGCTTATTATGAGTTCTTAGAAAATAAACAAACAGGTCAAAATAATGATTTGATCAATAAATCAAAAGACCTTCGTTATCTTTCAGATGTTGATTATTCAATAGATCAATTTGAGGATAATTTCCTTAATACATTTGCTACTTTTTTACCTAAAGATGTTCAAGTAGACAAAGCCTTTTTAATTAAACAAATGTTACCTTTGTATCTTGCAAAAGGTAATGAGAAATCTTTTAAACTTCTTTTTAGATTAATTTTTAATGAAGAAGTTGAGGTTATAAAACCAAAATCGAACATACTTAGAGCATCTGATGGCAAATGGTTAATTGAAAAGGCTTTTAGAATTTCGCAAGATGTTTTTAGCACATATACCGCAAACGGTAACACATCTTCCAGTGCAACTGCATCAGGTAATACAGTATTTAAAATGGCGCAAATTGCTGCGTTTGATGAGATATCTGTTTATGTAAACGATGTTTTACAAACTTCTGGATATAATGTTCGCCGAGAATCAAAGAAAGTTGTGTTTGACACAGCACCTTCAGCCAATTCAACAATTGAAATTTTATATAATGATTTTAATTTTGCACTTTTAGAAAATAGAAAAATTACAGGTTCTTCTTCTGGTGCAACAGCTATTGTTGAAAGAGCCGCACAAAAGACTGTTAATGCAAAATCTGCATTTGAATTGTATATAAACGACAAAACACTTGTTGGTAATTTTGATAATGGTGAATTTGCCACACTTAACATAATTGGTGACGATGGTGAACTGATTAACATTCTTGTTTCTGGTCTATCAACACTTGCAACAATTAATGTTATTGAAGGTGGTGCTAGTTACAATGTTGGTGACCCCGTTATTATCACTGGTGGTGGTGAAACAGAAACAGCTCAGGCAATCGTTTCAGAAGTGTTTTCTGGATTCATCAATCAAATTCGTGTTCTTGCTGGTGGTGCTGGCTTTAAAATTGGCTCAAATGTTAACCTCATTGGTGCTACCGCAAATGCATCATTAGTTCTTGCTATTGATGCTGTTGATGTTTCTGGTGCGAATAGTGCAAATACTTTTGTTGTTGATACAACAAGAATTGCTAATTACGCTTCGATTAATATTAGTGATGCTGATTATGGGTTTCCCAATACGGCCATATCAGAAAATGTTAATTCACGAATCATAGACGCTTTGGCATTTTCAAATGTAGTGAGTATTGGTCCAATCACCAATGTGGCAATTTTGTTTGCTAACGCAATTTTTGCATCAGTTCCAACTGTTGATGCTGATTCAGCACCTTTTGTTAATGGTGCTTCTGAAGAACAGAAAATTTTATACACACGTTCATTGGGAAGAATTTCTATTAATAATGGTGGTGATGGGTATGATATTGGTGATGAATTAATTTTTACCACAACGGGCAATATGAATTTTGGTTTTGGTGCTGCAGCTGCTGTAACCAACGTGTCTTCAACAGGTGCAATCACTAAAGTTGAATTGCAACCACCTAGAATTACTGGCACAGCAAATGTTTATGGCAATACAAATGTAACTGTTAGTGGCACAGGCACATTTTTCTTAGATGAATTGCGTGTTGGTGATAGAATTATCATTAATAATGAATCACGTTTTATCAATACAATTACTTCAAACACATCACTCAATGTAAATGTTAATTTTAATTCTGCAACAACTGGTGGTGGAAAGAAAATAGGTTTGCATGGTGCCTTACCTGTTGGTGGTGTAAATTATGAATCAACTAAACTACCATCAATCACAATTTCTTCTGTTAATGGTGCTAACGCCAACTTGTCGGTAATTGCATTGATGGGTGATGGAGAAAATCTATTAGCAACAGCAGACCAGGATCCTGGTGCGGTTTTAAAAATTCGAGTTGTTAATGCTGGTTCAGGTTATCAAACTCCACCAACAATCGATTTGACACAAAAAGGTGATGGCACTGCTACTGCAAATGCTTTGGTTGAACCAAGTTATGTTACTTTCCCTGGTCTTTTTACAACATCCGACAGTATTCTTTCTGCATCTGAGCGGGTGATACAAGGTAGAGATTATTATGTTGATTACGCATATGTTTTAGCCTCAAAGGTTGAATTTTCTAAATTCAAAGATTTATTCAAGAATCTAATTCACCCAGCTGGATTTAAACAATATGCCGACTTCAGAATTGATGAAAATATTTTAGCTAATAATATATCGATTCTTGATTATCCGAGCACTACTATTTCTGGAACCGTAAATGTAAACAGTAGCATTTACATAACTGGTATAAATACCAAGTTCATTGCGGCTCAATCGTTAGGTTTAATTTCAGTAGGCACCAAAGTTTCTGTTAATAATGAAATTAGATATATTAACAACATTTTAAATGATACATCAATAATTGTAGGTTCATCATTCAGCCAAACAGCTAATTTACAAGAAATGATTATTTTAAGTGAAGTGGAGCCGTTGTTGGTATTCACAGAAAGTAATTCACCTATTATTACAGAAAATAATGAAATAATCACTTTATAACGGGAAATACAAAATGTCAGTTAACACTTATGCAAATTCAGCTTTTGACCATGCCAACTCGGCATTTTTAGTTGCTAATACTCCGAGTTATACATCCAATAGTGCCGCAAGTTATGCTAACTCAGCTTTCTCTACTGCCAATACAGCCGATGCAAAAGCAACATCAGCTGGTTCTTATGCCAACTCAGCATTTTTAGTTGCTAACACTCCAAGTCATGTATCAAATAGTGCAGCTAGTTATGCTAATAGTGGATTTGCAACAGCCAATACTGCAAACGCCTCAATTAATAATAAAACAACAATTAACACTTTAAGTTTTTTATCTGCACCATCAGCTAATACACAAAATACAATATTCTTAGTTGTCGATTTAGAAAGTGGTACAGCAACAACTAAAAAAATGTCATTGTCTGTTCTCACAGACCGTTCTGCAAATAGTGCTGGTTCATATGCCAATTCAGCGTTTGCTACTGCTAATAGTTCTGGTAGTGGTGCCGCAGGCGCATACGCTAACTCAGCATTTTTAGTTGCAAACACACCAAGTCATGTTGCTAATAGTGCCGCAAGTTATGCCAATAGTGGGTTTGCTATTGCTAACACAACAGTAAACATTGGTTCATATGCTAACTCTGCTTTTTTGTCTGCTAATACACCAAGTCATGTTGCTAATAGTGCTGCTAGTTATGCTAATTCAGCATTTGTTGCCGCTAACTCTGCCAGTGGTGCAGCAGCTGCTAGTTCTTATGCTAACTCTGGATTTGAAGTAGCAAACTCAGCATCTTCTTACGCTAACTCATCTTTTGCAGCTGCTAACTCTGCCAGTGGTGCAGCAGCTGCTAGTTCTTATGCTAACTCTGGATTTGAAGTAGCAAATAGTGCTGCTAGTTACGCCAACTCAGCATTTACTTCTGCCAATTTAATTTCTGGAGTTAACACAACACAGAATACTGATATCATATCAGCTGCTAGTTATGCTAACTCTGGATTTACTTTTGCAAATACTGCTGCAAACCTCGCTCTTTCTTTTGGTGCTACAACAATATTAGAAGTAACAAACAATGGCGCTTCAGCTTACAGATTTTCTCAATATGGAGTGTTAGATAATCCTAATGTATCAACATTTAGTGCCACAACTTTAGGATTTAAATTAAATATTACTGGTCACCCATTTCATATTAGAGCTGGTGATAATTCTGCTGATTTTGATACTGGATTGGTTCATGTATCACCTACAGGAACTCTGTTATATGGAAGTGCAGCACAAGGTCAAGTTAGTGGTACATTGTTTTGGAGAATACCAAGTACCTCTGTTGGCAATTACAAGTATCGTTGTTCTGCTCATCCAGGTGCAATGATTGGTGAAATTAATGTTGCTAATACAGCAGGCATTTATTTAGCTTATAATACATAATAAATAAAATATCAAAACATGGCGACTTCATACACATCCAAAAAACTCTCGTTCAATAACGCTGAACAATTTAAAGAATCTTTTGCTGAACCACAACCAACAGTTGGTTACTTGTTCATTGGCAATAATGTTCCCTACGCAAACGAAGCGTCACCGAATTCTATTGTGGATTCTACATCCGATGAGAAAACGGTATGGGACAATATGTTTGCTGCAAAAAAGATAACTGGTAACGATGTAGAATTGGTTACTCCACGCATCAATTGGACTGCAAACAGACGATATAAACAGTTCGATGATAGAATTTCAACTGACGATTTATTAACTGCCGATACCGGTTCTGGTGGTAACAGTCAACCGATGTATGTGTTGACAAGTCAAAGAAATGTATATAAGTGTTTGTCAAACAACGCAAATGTTGTTTCTACGGTAGAGCCAACTGGTGACTATAACACTGCTAACGGTACAATTTTTACATCAGATGGTTATATTTGGAAGTATTTACACAATATTAAATCTTCTAATAAATTTTTAACAACAGATTGGATGCCTGCACCAGTTTCAACTTCAAAACTTGATTACAATGTTAGTTCTACAAGTGTAATTGATGGTGAATTAACAACCATTATGGTTACAAACGGTGGCACAGGTTATGCAAACCCAACAACCACAGCTACCGCATTTGGTACTGGTGTTACAACTTTATCTTTGGCTAGCACTAATAATGTTGCGGCCAATATGTCTGTGAGTGGTACGGGTATTGCAGTAGGAACAACAGTTGCAACTGTTAATTCAATATTAAATATTATTACAATTTCTTCTGCTACCACAGCAAACGGTGGTGGTTCAGGTAATAATATTACATTTAGCACTAGAGTTTTTATTTCAGGTGATGGTGTTGGTGCTGAAGCTACAGCTAATATTGTAAATAGTTCAATATCGAAAGTTACAGTCGATGTTACTGGTATAGGATATTCATATGCCAATGCTATAATTTTTGGTTCTGGAACTGGTGCTAACGTCAGGGTTGTTTTACCACCAAAATTTGGTCATGGATTTAACCCAGCAAAAGAACTAGATGGTTCAAATGTCATGGTTTCTGAGAGAATCGGTCAAGTCGATTCAACAGAAAATGGACTAATTTCCACATTAACTTCAATAAGACAGTATGGTTTGCTGAGAGACCCGTATAAATATGGTGCGAACACAGTAGTATCAGCAGCCAACGCAAATACTGTTATTTCTCAAACCGTTAATTTGACTTTGGTTGCTGGTTCTCCATTTACTTTAGATGAATTTGTTTATCAAGGTGGTGCAGCGAATAATGCTTATTTTTATGGTTTTGTCAATTCACAATCATCAAATGAAGTTCGCCTAATTAAGGTAAGAGGTGATGTTGCAGTTGGTGGTACTTTAATTGGTGCCACATCGGGTGTCGTTAGAACGGTCGTTAAAAGAACCGACCCCGAGTTTGAACCATATACGGGTGATATAGAGTATGTCGAAAATGTTACAAAAATTCAAAGAGCAGACGGTCAAGCCGAAAATGTTAAATTTGTTATCAGATTTTAAGGAAATTATTTAATGTCGTTAAATACTAATTTTAATGTCAATCCATACTATGACGATTTTGATGAAGATAAGAAATTTCTTCGGATATTATTCAAGCCTGGTTTTGCTGTTCAAGCTCGTGAGTTAACACAATCTCAAACTATTTTACAGAAACAAATTGAACGCTTTGGTGAACACATTTTTAAAAATGGATCCATTGTTTCTGGTGGCCAACTGTTCATACATGATACGACATATTTAAATGTCAATACAGATTTTGCTGGTACTGCGGTTAACATCAATAATTTTAATGGTAAAACAATTACCAATGTGGCAGGAACAAAAACAGGTCAAGTTGTAGTTGTTTATGATGTTAACTCTGGCACTGGTGATCCAAAAACAATTTATGTTAAACAAATTTCAGGAGCACCTTTTGCTGCTGGAGATACAATTACCACAGTTGAAGCTTCACCTGTTTTTGCTAATGTTGCGATAGGTGGTGTTGGAACTGGTCAAACTTTTTCTGTGTCAGATGGTGTTTATTTTTACGATGGATTTTTTCTTAAAAATGATCAACAAACAATTGCAATTAGTAAATATAATACGTCATCTAATGTAAGAGTTGGTTTTGAAATTACAGAGTCTATCATCGAATATACACAAGATACATCTTTGCTAGATCCAGCGCAAGATGCTTCTAATTTCCAAGCACCAGGTGCTGACCGATTCAAAGTTGATTTAATTCTTGCTAGTAGAACTTTTGAATCTACTGACGATACACAATTTATTCAATTGGCTAGAGTTGAAAATGGAGTTTTATCTTACGCATTAATTTATCCACAATATGCTGTTCTCGAAGATACTTTAGCTCGTAGAACATATGATGAGTCTGGTAACTATACTGTTAGATCATTTAAACTTGCATTAGAAACAAGTTCAGCCAACACAGCAAAAGCTAATGTTATTTTATCACCAGGTAAAGCATATGTTTATGGGTACGAATATGAAAGCATTGCGCCAACAACAATTACATTTGATAAACCACGCACAACAGATTCAGTTTTAGATAAACGATTAACTGCTGACTATGGTTATTATGTGTATTCAAATACACATTTTGGTTCTTTACCTATTAATAGTTTACAAACAGTGGATTTACATTGTGTATCAAATAGCACAATTAATGTGGCAACAACCACTACAATTACCAACACTAAGATTGGTACAGCTCGTGTCAAATCTATTGCATTTGAATCCGCAGCAAATACACAAAATTCCGCAACCTACACTTATCGCACATATTTGTTTGATATAAATGTTGGTTCTGTTGCTGGTGGTAATGTTGTTGCTTTAGGAACAAACACAAGTTATGTGCAAATTGCAAATACTATAACTGGTTCAGATTTATATTCTACAGCTAACAACGCTTATACTGGCGCTAAATTTAGAGTTACTGCAGGCACAGGTTCAGGTGAAACACCAAAAACCATTGTAAATTATAATGGTGCAAATCACACAATTCAACTTGCTGAACCATTTAACACAACATTAGATGCAACTTCAAAATGGTCTATTGACTTTGAAGTTAATGATGTTAAATCATTATCGGTAGTTAGTGGAACAACTCGTCTTGCCGCAGCTGACATTGATGTTTCATCTAAAGATACAGCTTCAATATTTAATGATACATTTATTTCAGATAGTAATCTTGAACCTTTGTTATTCAAACTTGGCCAAAATTATATTGCACAAAATACAATTGCTGATTTTTCATATTCTTATAAAAGATTATATGAATCACAGTCGTTTTCATCTTCACAATCTCCAGCATTAACTGTTGGTACTGGAGAAGCAATTTCTGGTGCAACAAGTTCTTCAGCTAAAGCTGAAAATTATCAAATTGTTGTAACAACTCCAGGTACATCACCATATACTGTTGGCCAAATTATTCCTACTAATTTATTTACTGTTGATACAGGAACTCGTAAAGTTACTGTTACTTCTGGTAACAATATGGTTGCAAATATTACTGCAACAATTGATGCAAGTAATCCTGGTTCAAAAGGTAAAACATATGTTGGTGCCAATGCTACCGTTCAAACATCTGGTGGCACAAGTATTTTTGCAAATAATGGAGTAATACTTTATACAGCAAATGGTCAAGTTCATATAATGGCCAATACAATTGTTAAAACTCCAAATTCTATTCAATCATTGTTTGTTCCTGATGTAATTGAATTGGTTTCTGTTTTAGATTTTAATAATACTGAAATTACTGTTGCTAACTCATCAAGTGCAACTGATGTTACATCACGTTATACATTAGATACTGGCCAGAGAGATTCATTCTATGACCACTCATCTATTAGATTGAAAGCTGGTTCAATTGCACCTAATGGTCCATTGGTTGTTAAATTTAATCGTTTCAGTTCATCTGGTGCAGGATTCTTTACCGTAGATTCATATGTTGGATACAATTACGGAAGTATTCCTGCTTACACTTCTGCGGCAACAGGACAAGTTTTTGAATTAAAAGATTGCCTTGATTATAGACCCGTTAGATCAATACCCACATCATCAGCGACAGCTAACACCGTTAGTTTTGATGTTGACTCAACCACGACTGGTCCTAAGATTCCAGAGAATGGTTCTGACATAATTTTAGATTATCAATATTTTTTACCAAGAGTAGATAAGGTAATATTAAATAAAAATCGTATCTTTGAAGTTGTTCAAGGCAATCCTTCTTTGACTCCAGTTCCACCTCTTGATAAAGATGGTGCAATGACAATGTATATTCTTCGTGAGCCCGCTTATGTTGCTAATACATCCGAAATTGATGTTCAATATATCGACAATAGACGATTCACGATGCGTGATATTGCTAATATCGATAAACGTGTTAGCAGTTTAGAATACTATACCTCACTTTCATTGCTTGAACAAAATGCGTTGAATAAACAAGATTTAACTATTTTAGATTCTACAAATTTACCAAGATTTAAAAATGGTATTATTGTCGATTCATTTGATGGCACATCTGTTGCGGATGTAATTAATCCTGATTATTCTGTTTCTATTGATCCTAAGAAAAAAGAAATTAGACCAACATTTAATATTACTTCACATCTATTAACATTTGATTCAGCCAACTCAACTGCTGGTATTTTAAAAGCAGGACCAATTCTTTTACCTAATGCATCACATACTGTTTTTGTTGACCAAAACAAATCTTCAAAAGTATACAATATTAACCCATTTAATATTGTAAATTACATTGGTAAAATTCAGTTGGATCCACCATCAGATGTTTGGATTGATACTGACAAACAACCAGATGTTCTTGTAAACCTTGAAGGTGATAAAGATGCGTGGGCTCTGATTACTCAAAACGCTTTTAGTTATGAGTGGGGTAATTGGGAAACTTATTGGTCTGGTTCATCAACATCTTCGTCTATTAATGGTCATACTGGTGGTCGCCAAGCAATCATTGAAACCACAACAACAACCGTTACCAATAAAGATTCTCGTTCAGGTGTATTATCGACAGTAGTTCCATCAACAATTACTGAATCATTAGGTGACCGTGTTATTGATGTATCAATCATTCCATATATGCGTGAACGTGGTATATTGTTTACTTGTTCTGATTTTAAACCGACCACAGAACTCTTTGCATTTTTTGACAATATTTCAGTAAAACCATTTATTGCTCGTGCAAATAAATTTACTCTAAGTTCTAACAACTTAGGATATATTACGCAGTCTGGTAATCCAGAAGCTGTGAATGTTACCAATACAACAACAAGCACCGTAAATGCAACAGCGTTTATTGTTCGCACATCAAATAGAGAAGCATTTATAGTTAACTTAAATCCTTCATCGTTGTTAAATTCTGCAACTATGAATTTAGTTGGTCAATCAAGTGGCACATCAATTAGAATTGATGGATATGACCACTATTCAGGATTTGTAAATTCTGCTACATCAAACACCATTGTATTGGCTGTAGATGCTACAAGTGCAAATAATATAGGTGACTATCCTGGTTCGACAGTTCAAATTGTATCTGGCACAGGAGCGGGTCAAACTGCGACAGTATCTTCTTATGCTGCCGCTACAAGAACATTAACGATTGTTGGAACATGGTCAACTACACCAACATCTAATTCTATCTACTCAATTGGTAACTTAACAACAACGGCTGCAGGTGATGTTGCTGGTGTATTCAACATTCCAAATGGATTGTTCCGTATTGGTGAGAAAAACTTCCGATTGATTGATACCTCAAGCGGCGACATTGGTTCATCTTCTACAAACGGAGATGCTTCATTTTTCGCACAAGGTATTTTACAAAGAACAGAAAATACAATTATTTCTGCAACTGTTCCAACAACTCAGCGTGTTGCTGTTAAAGATGAACGTATTGTTACAACACCATCTATTACAACACAACGTCAAATTGGTTGGTATGATCCATTAGCACAAACATTTTTAGTATCACCATCAAACTTTCCACAAGGTATTTTCTTATCTAAGGCTCGTTTCTGCTTTAAATCAAAAGACCCAACTGTGCCTGTTACATTGCAAGTTCGTTCTGTTGTAAATGGATATCCTTCAACATCTTTGGTTTATCCGTATTCGACAGTTACATTAACACCAGATAAAGTTAACACAACAACTTCACCTGATTTGGATGATGCAACAAAATACACAGAGTTCGTATTTGATTCTCCATTGTTCTTACAACCTGGTGAACATTGTTTCGTATTGTTATCCAACTCTAACAAATATGAAACATATGCGGCTGAAATTGGTAAATTAGATACGGTATCTTCAAGACAGATTTCGGAACAACCATATCAAGGTTCATTGTTCTTATCACAAAATGGTTCTACATGGACTGCTGAACAAAATGCCGATTTAATGTTTAGATTGTTCAGATATACATTCAGCACTGGTGCAACTGAGGCACAATTTAATGTGAATTATCCTGCGGCCAATACAGTATATGATTTAATGCATTTAATGGCTACAGGAATATCTGTTGAAAATACTTCAATCACATATCAATTTAATTCTGAAAAAGATACTACTGGTGGAAAAACTGGATTTTTGCCATTTACTCCGATGACTGATTATCCAATGACTGATGGTTATGGACGCCGTGTGTTAACGACAACTGCTAATACAACATTGACAGTTAAAGCTACAATGGCAACAAGTAATCCAGACATTGCACCATTCATTGACACTTCTCGCATGAGCATGATTGCGGTTGAAAACATTATTAATGATTTGCCATTGAGTAATTCTGGAATCATTTTGGTAAGTGGTGGAACAGGATATTCTACTAATGCAAATGCTGTCGTATTAATTGAAGGTGGTGGAGGTTCAGGTGCCACGGCAGCTGCTGTTGTAACTAATAATGTTGTTACATCCGTATATCTAACCGCTGCTGGTTCTGGTTACGAAACATCACCAACAATTACATTGACAGATGCCAACACAACACCAGGTACCGGTGTAACAATTACCTATAACGGTGAAGATAAGAAATCTGGTGGTAACTCCAATGTTCGTTATATTACCCGCAAGGTTAACTTAGCAGATGGATTTGATTCAGGTGATTTGCGTGTTTATGTAACTGCATACAAACCATCGGGCTCAAACATTCGTGTTTATTTTAAAATGTTGTCAATTTCTGATCCAGATGCATTTGAAGATAAAAATTATCAGTTAATGACACAATTAAATAATCCTAACTTCGTGTCAAATAATTATAACGATTATCGTGAAATCTCATATGCTCCAGGTGTTAATGGTACAGCAAACAATTCAGTAAGCTATACTTCTGGTTCAACTGCATTTAGTAACTTTAGAACATTTGCAATTAAGATTGTTCTGACTGGTTCATCAACAACAGATGTTCCGAAAGTTCGTGATTTCCGTGCAATCGCATTACCTGCTGGTTAATAATCATGTATGCAAAAGTAAATGAACATGAAAACTTGGTTAGGGATATGCATTCCAAAGCTATTCTAAATAAAGATAAAGAAGGCTTGCAAGATTATCTTCGCAAAAGAGAGGTTGCCAAAAAGCAACAAGAAGAACAGATTGAAACAAAAAATCGTTTGACAAAAATAGAACAAGATATGTCAGAAATTAAAAATTTATTGCAGACCATAGCAAACTCGGGACTCAGAGATGGCAATTAATCAATTAACAACTGCCAATACATTCCAACATTGGTTAACAGCTACACAGTCCTTAATTTCGACTGCGAACACATTAACCGATGGTAATGGTGCATCATTTATTGCCAACACAATACTTGACATTTCTGGTACTGGTTCTCAATTAAATGTCCGTAATAGTGCAGGCATTAATACTCTCTATGCAAATAACATTAATGTAAGTGGTAACATTTCGACTTTAAATGTTACTTCAAATGGATATTTTGGTGGTGATGTTTTAATTTCTGGAAACTTGACGGTCTCTGGAAACATTACTTTAGATTCCATTGGTTTTGATGATATGATGGTCAACGGTTCAATAACCGTAGCCAACACACTATCTGTTACTGGAAATACAACACTAAGTAATTCTACCACAACTTACGGTAATTTTGAAACGGCTAATATTACGTCTTTAGTTGGTACTTCAAATACTGCAATCTACACTAGAATTGAAAGTGCTGAAGCATCGGCCTTGGCCTTTTCTATTGCATTAGGTTAATATAAATAGTGAATTAATACTAAGGAATTTATTCAATGGCAAACAATTTTAAAAATTATTTTCTCAAAAACGCCACGACAACTGCCGCTAACGTGTATGCTCCAGCTGCTGCTACTCAGGCAACAGTAATTGGTATGACGATTGGAAACACAACCGCATCACCAATTTCAGCAAACGTCACCGTAGTTTCTGGTGGTACGACACACTTCATGGTACAAAATGCAACCATCTCTAATGGTGGTGCGTTGGTACCGATTGGTGGTGACCAAAAATTGGTGTTAGAATTTGGAGATTATATTCAAGTCCAAACATCAGCTGTAAATTCTGCTGATGTAATTTTAAGCGTTTTGGAGATTACATAATATGGCATACCTTGGCAACGAGCCTGGTGTAGGATCATTTATCGTTTCAACCGAAAGGTTCAACGGTACGGGTTCTTGCACACAATTTTCGTTAACTCAAACAGGCATTCAAGACCCAAATGCGATTGAGGTTCTTGTTAATAGTATTCAACAGGATCCAACAAATTCATATTCTGTTGCCAATGGTGTAATCACGTTTACTGAGGCACCTTCATCTGGCGCAAATAACATTATTGTTACATATCGTGCTACGACAGTAATTACTTATAACAATATATTAAATTCTCAAATACCAGACGGAACAATTACTGCATCTAAGTTAGCCTCTGGTGTTTTACCTGATGCAAAAACTAATGCAGCATTTACACACGCCAACAGTTCTTTTGCAGTAGCTAACTCAGCTGCATCATATGCTAATGCCGCTTTCGGTCAAGCAAACAATGTAATCGGTGCCGCATCATACGCCAACTCGGCATTTTCTGCTGCGAATACTGGTGGTTCAGCGGCCGCTTATGCTAACGGTGCTTTTGCACAGGCGAATAATGATGTAACTAACATAAGTATTACTAGTGGTACATTCGGCAATGCAGCATATTATCCAATCATTACTGTTTCAGCAAATGGTAGGATTAATACAGTATCAACACAAGTGGTAACGGGTGTCGATGCTCATCCGTTTTTCTTTACAGCAATGGGGTCATAATGCCAACAGCATATAAAATTTTAGGTCAAACATTACCAACTGCCAACACATTAAGTAATGTGTATGTAGTACCAACATCAACATCTGCAATCATTAGCACAATTAGCATTTGCAATCAAAGTTCTGCTAATGCAAACGTAGATATTATGATTCGTCCAATCAACGAAACATTGGCTAACAAACACTATTTGGTAAGAGGTGTTACAATTCCTCGTGCTGATACAATGATTCTTTCACCAGGTATCACACTCAATGCATCGGTAATTGTTGCAGTAAATAATGCTGTTGTTACTGGTGAAACTGCTGCTAATGTATCGTTCAACGTATTTGGAGTAGAGTTAACATAATGCCTAATACATATAAAATTCTTGGTCAGGTTAATCCTAGTGCCAATACACAAACAAATGTGGATGTTGTTCCTGCCGCAACAGAAGCAGTAATTAATTCAATTCAAATTTCAAATCAGGCAGCAACAAATGCATCATACAGTTTGATGGTTTTTCCATCAGCTGAATTTTCTTCTCCTGCATCTAATGGAAAATATTTTATTATTCGTGGTGGCACGATACCAGCATCAGACGCTGCGACACTTACTTTGAGTTTATCATTACCTGCAGGTGCAATATTAGCTGCAAACACAAACTCAGCAAATATATCTTTCCAAGCATTTGGTGTTGAAATTACCTAAGTTTATCTGAGGTGATATGTCGATACTATTTCTAAAAACTCCTTCAACCGGTTCTTTTGTAAGACCTAGTGGATACACGTTTCCAACAGGGTTAACTTTTGGTGCTTCTGGTGCACCACTTTCAGTTGATTATCTTGTAGTTGCTGGTGGTGGCGGTGGTGGTGCTTTTGTCGGTGGTGGTGGCGGTGCTGGCGGATTTTTAACAGCATCTGGATTTTCTGCATCTCAAGGAACACCTTATTCTGTTACAGTAGGTAGTGGAGGACCAGGAGCTCCATATCAAACAGGTCAAGCAACTAATGGTAATAAC